GTATTTTATTTAATATGCTAAGAGGATACATTAAAACCTATCATTTCAAAATAGATGTTAAAACTAATAAAAAGGTAAATACCGATTACATCCGTTCCATATTAAAATCAAATAAATTGGTAGATTATATTGAATACAAGCCAACTGCTAGAACATTAAGCATTACACGCAATCCTTTTTCGTTTGAAAATAAGTTCTCAAAAACGATGTATAAAGGAGTTGCTGTTGGAGAACAAAATACAATCGATGAAAATGATTTTATACAAGGTGTTGTCGGCATATTATCTAAAAATTATTTGGCAACGGACAAGTCTCGCGTGAAGGTAGAAAACAACAAAGCACTTCCAGATACGCTAGATGGGTTTAAAAAACTATTTATTAATCCTCGTGATGGTTCAATGATTAACAACGATTTATTTAAAAGAAGAATTCTTGGGTTAACTTCATATTTTAGAAGTGCCAAAGAAGAATTGTTGCCCAAGTTTGAACCGGCAAAAGATATTGTAATTTACAAAATACCAATGAGTAATTATCAAATTGGGATTTATGAATCGGCTCGTGATGTTGAACGCAAAGAAGCAGAACGATCGGCAAAAAAGAAAAAACAATCGGGAGATGACATTTTCGACGAAGGAACTTCTACTTACCGAATTTTCTCCCGTTCTTTTTGCAATTTCGTATTTCCACCCGATATTACACGCCCTTTACCCACTAAAAAAGTTAAATCAGATAAAAGTGCTTCCGGAGAGTTAGATGAAGATGTAATTGATAATGCTACTGTAAATCAACGCATAGAAAATGTAGATGGTCGTTTTCAGGTGGATGATAGTGCTGTTATTGAAGAAATGGTAAACAAAGACTATGGCGCTAGAATCACGGAAGCAATTCAAAAATTAGAAGACAAATCAAACCAATATTTAACGATGGATGGTTTAAAAACATATAGCCCCAAGTTTCGTAAAATATTAGGTAATATTCAAAAAGATAGTCATAAAGGAACGCATTTAATTTATTCGCAATTTAGAACATTAGAAGGGATTGGTATATTAAGTTTGATACTAAAACAAAATGGATACTCAGAGTTTAAAATAAAAAAGGACGATACTGGTAAGTGGTTGATTGATATGACACAAGAAGAACTTAGCAAGCCCAGTTTTGCTTTGTATACGGGAACAGAAGATGAAGAGAAAAAGGAAATCATACGAAATGTGTTTAATAGTAATTGGGGAATTGTCCCAACTTCATTAAGGGAACAAATTACGGCGATTCATCCCCACAATCATTATGGAGAGGTTGTTAAAATCTTTATGATTACAAGTAGTGGTGCAGAGGGTATTGATTTGAAAAATGTGCGATATGTTCATATTGTAGAACCATATTGGCATCCGGTTAGAAAAGAGCAAGTAATTGGACGGGCAGTTCGTATTAATAGTCACGCTGATTTATCTCCAGACCTTAGAAGTGTAAAAGTGTTTATGTATTTAATGACGTTTTCAGAAAAGCAATTGTTGGGTGATAAAGATGCGCCTACAAAAGAAGAAAGAGAAGCAGTGGTATCGCAGAGACTGCAGGCTAGAGATGTTAGTAAATTTGATGAAAATTTGGTTATTACAACGGATGAAGCGTTACATGAAATTAGTAGCATTAAAGAAAATGTGAAAAAGGATATTTTAACTGAAATTAAAAGTTCATCTATTGATTGTTCAATACATAGTTCGGGTAAGGAAAATATTGTGTGCTATTCTGTGACTAGCGATAATCCAAACGATTACTTAACGGTGCCTTCATTTACAAAGGAACAAAGTGATAAATTTAAAAAGAAAAATGTAGTATCGATCGCATGGACGGCTACTCCAGTTACAATTGATGGTAAAAAGTTTGCGTTTAAAAGAGATGCACCATATGCTAAAACGGGTGAATTATATGATTTGGAAAGTTATAAAAATGCAAAGAAAACGGGAGAAAATCCTATATTGATAGCAAAATTAATAAAAAATCCCCAAGATCCAAAGAAAATACGGCGGATTTATGTGTAAATAGTAGATTATAAATAAATAATAAATGAAAAATAAATGGAAATAAAAATGAAAAATAAATGGAAATAAAAATGAAAATGAAAAATAAATGGAAAATAAATTTTATCATAGAATTGATAAAATTTATTATGTAATGGTAAAGTTGTTTTAATATTTTCATTCAGATTCTTCGTATATTATTGGTATGTTTGAGTCATAATTGATATATGGCTTGATTTCCAGTAAACGGATTTTAAGTATTTCTCGGTTGGTTATATTATAATTGCTTTGGTTATTTATTAATATATTGGAAATAACTTTATAAATATCTAAACTTATTAAAGTATAATTTTGAAAGCATAATTTTATTATTTTATTTATTATTTCTGTTTTTTCTTTATGGGTTGTTGGTTCTATAAATAATAGTTGTCTAAATTCTTTATAAAAGTTCATTTCTCGTTCTCGTTTAGTCATTGATCTTGTAATACGTCGTAGCGGTTTATATGTATTAACAGGAAGTGTATACAATATGGTTGTTCTACATAATGGACAATTGTTATTTATATTTCTCCAAGTATTTAAGCAGTTATTGCAAAACACATGTTCACAATTTGTTTTTACTATATTTTCATTACAATAACAAACCCCACATTCCATTTATAATATATAATACAATATAAATAATCTTATATTATATTTAATGTTATTTTATATTTTTAATGTTATTTTAATGTTGTATTTATATATATATATGGATTTAACGAACTCGTTAAAGAAACTTACACTAATGCTTTCTAAAAAAGAAGAAATGACCAATAAAGAATGTATGGATTGTGGTATGGGGCATGACGGTAAAGAATGTATGGGATGTGGTAATAAAGAAGGCATGGGACATGTTAATAAAAAAGGTAAAGAAGGATTTATTGGTATGGCCAGCGATAAGACAGTTCGTAATACATTTTATATTACCTATGTATTTTTTCTAACAACCGCCACCATCACTTTTATTGAATCAATGCGAACAAAAGACTTCAAAGCTCGTCATATCTTAAATTTAGAAACAGCCATATCTGTTATTGCTACCTATTTCTATGGAACATTTATTGAAAAGTTAAAGAAAAAAGAAGTTGACTACAAAGAAATAAACGAAACACGATATTTAGATTGGTCAATGACTACACCAATTATGCTTTTAGTATTGGTTTTGGCATTTTTATATAATACGGGCGGTCGTCTACGCTTGGGAACTTATTTAGTGATTCTTATTTTAAATGGTCTTATGCTTGGTATGGGATATTTGGGAGAGATAGGAACGATCAGTAAAAATATGAGTTTCACTACTGGATTTGCCGCTTTTTTCGCAATGTATTATTACATATACGCAACATTTCTAAAAGGAAAATATAAGTTTGACAACAGTATATTATACTGGGCATTCTTTATTTTGTGGAGTATGTATGGCGTTCTTTACATGATGGATGAGAAAAGCAAAAACATTGGTTTTAATATCTTGGACTTATTTGCAAAATGTTTTGTAGGTATCTTTTTCTGGGCTTACTTTACCAAGGTTATTACTTTGTAATGGTATAACACATAATATAATATAAATTATAAAATAAATTATTTTATATAATAGGATAGAGGCGTATCTTGTGGTGGCGTATCTTGTGGTGGCGTATCTTGTGGTGGCGTATCTTGTGGTGGCGTATCTTGTGGTGGCGTATCTTGTGGTGAGGTCTCTGTGTTTTCTACAGATAATTTTAATTTATCATACTTTGCTTCAAGAATGTTGTATTTATCAGTTAAATCGTTGAATTTCAATTCAAACTCATTTTTCATATTAGTTATTAATTTATTTATTTCGAATTTCCATTCGACATTGTTAATTGTGTTATCTGTTTGTTGTGTTTCTTGTGTTTGTTGTTGCGATTGTTGTTTTTTTTGTTTTAATTTACCAAGTAGTTGATTGACATTTAAATTCATGGGCGGGGTGATATTATTATTATTTAAATCAAATGTTACACGCTTATTTTGTTTGTCGTGATTACTAATTGGTGTATCTTCTATTATTAATTTTACAGGTGGAGGTGTACTTTCGCTCGTGGTTGTAGATGTAAATATTGGTGTTGATGTGGTTGATGTTGTTGTTGGAGCAGTGTCATCTATCGGGGTTATCCAATCCGGTGGTTTGTCACTATATGTATTTGATATTCTTTGTAATTCATTTGCCCTATCTTCTAATGTTTGATTTAAAATTGTATCGATGTTTTGTATTGGTTCATCTTCTATTGTATCACTGAAATCAATACTTTTGGGTTTATTAGGATTTAACATTGTATTATATTGCTTTTTATAATCATCAAATGAATTGTCGCTTTTTGACTTTTTAACATTGTCACTTGGTGTTTGAAATCCATGTCCATGATTTGCAGGAGGTGGCTTCAATACCATTGTATTTTTTTCAATTTCTTTTTCTTCACTACTAATAAATTGATAGCAATCTGATAATATACATTTATTCATATGCTGTAAATCGGTATAATTAAACCGCCTTTCATGATATTCTTCTAATCGATTGTTGAAAAAATTTACAAATGTTTGCCTGACAACTGCTTGGCGGTTAAATTCATTTTCTAATATACCAATTAATAAGCTAATGTTAGGTTTAGAATGAATTTGCATAATGTAATAATTTTATTATATTATGGTATTAGTTTTAAACTGGTTTATTAAAAAACTTTTTACGCAATCTTAACATGTATGCATCTGTTATTTTTTTTTGTTGAAATTTTTCAAAGCATTTGGATTGCAACATTTGTGTAATAAAATACATACTATACATCCCACACTCGCTATTGCCAAACTGGTGCCTTTTTTTGTTTTCTAAATATTTATATGTATGGTTTAAGGAGCGAGATTGGTCAATAACCTCGTTTATAAATTTTTTAATTTGAGGGAGCGGCTTGTCTCCATAACTATCAAAATAGTATATGGTTTTTTTGTCGTCATTTAAAAATACAGCAACCCAATGTGATCCTGGTTTATCGTGTGGATCTAAATTAAATATTATACCTATTTTGCGTATATTGCCTCTTAAATGGGATTTTAAGCTAAATTTACATAGCTCATCCCACACACACTCTCCAAACATTTTGTGGTTGTCGTAATCAATTGGACTTGGTCCTATAAATTTAAAATCATCATACTTTGCTTCCCATTGTTTCATTTGTGCTACAATGTCTAAACTACTTAACCATTCATTCGGGTTATGAAGCCATGACTTGGGCATTTCTGGTGAAAATGTCAAGTCGTATATGTTGGACGGCAGGCCTTCTTTAATACACATGTGTTTTAGCCAGCACGATTCTCGCTTACATGCGTGTTCATGCTCCATAACTGAACGCAGAGTTTTCCATATAATGTAAGGATCGGAAGAATCAATTTGATGATTTGGATGTTTTTTGTTCCATGTATCTTTAATTTTATATAACACTGGTTTTGAATAACATGTAAATCCTAAATTATCAGAATTAATAGAACACGCATCTGTTTTTTTTAGTTTCTTTGCCACGATGTTTTTATGTTGTGATATAGATTTCCGGTTTCGTCGAGTTGTATTATCTCTCCCCTTTTTACTTTTCCCTTTGCCGTTTCCTTTGAAATTATTTCTGCTAGTTTTCTTTTTTAACTTTTTTGTATGCCGTTTAACCATGTCTATCTTATATTTTTCATATATTTTTTTATTTGGTAAAAATTTGTCGTGTATGTTTAATATTATGTTATATGGATTATTATGGTTATAATTGTTATAACTAGTGCTGTATATAATAATATTATATGGATTATTGATTAAATTAGATTTTGCATATGGAAATCGCATAAATAGCATAAAAATCAAACACACAAAGTATAGTAAATAAAAAAAACGCATTGATAATAACAATTGTAAATAGTAATAGATATTATATATATCTTTACTACTGTATGTTTAAATCAATTGTAACTTTGTTTAGTGTGCTTTAGTGTATATTTTGTCTGTGTATAGGTATTGGTATTGGTCTTTTTTTACTTTTATACTTATACTTTCTTTTTCTAGAATCGGATTTTTTATAATATGTATCTTTTTTTTCAAACTTTATGACAACGTCTTTTTCATATGGTCGACTGCATAGCATACCAAATGGGTCGGTTCTTTGAAAACTTTCGCATTTGCGGCTAGACGCACATATATTGTTTCCCATAATTAACGGTAATCAGTTTATTTAGTTTAGTCGCATACAATGTATAATTATATAATTTGTGTATAAGTTATGTTATTATAATCACATCAATTTATTTATTACATACTTTGATACATTTTATATATTTAAATCAACGACATTTCTTTGTTGCTTTGTTTTTGGTTGCTTTGTTTCCTCTATTTTCTTTTTGATGTCTCGCTTATTTTTCTTTTTCTTATTATTCATCGCTACCATACTTGTTTTTGCTTTTACTTCTACACCTTTTTCTTGATATTTTACATCAGTTAAATTATACTGTTTTTGCTCTGGTATAACCATTTCATTTTTTTTAACAACATTTTTAATAACAAACTTATCTAATTTATCATCTTTTTTCTCTATCTTTTTAAACATCAAGGCATTGACATCTTCAGACAATTCACTTGGTTTATTGTCGTGATTTGGGAGAGATGTGGGTGGACCGATGTCACGATTTAAGGTCTTGTATTCTTTTTGTATCATCTCTGTTTTATCCATCATTTTAAAATATTCAATGGCATTAACACAGAAATAGTCAAATGAATCCTTGACAGTAGGGGGTGTTTCCTTATTTCTTAAAATATCTTTACATAATTGAAATATGCGCTTTTTATAAAATTCCACCTCTTTTTTATCGACAATGTTGACCTTAACTTCATTATTATTTTTGCAAGTCGTCATATTTGTTAAATACAACAAGTCGATTTGATTGGTAGAATTTGCGTTATCAAATGATATATTTTTATCCATAAAATATTAATATAGTTGTATATTTATATTTTACATTTATATTTTACATTTATATTTTACATTTATATTTTACATTTATATTTTACATTTATATTTTACATTTATATTTTACATTTATATTTTACATTTATAATTTATAAGCTGCAAGTTGTAATGTATCACTTATAAGTTTTTTGTTTGTTGCCTGGTGTGGTTTTCAAACATATTATTTGCTAAATTATGTTTGTTAGGATTAACTGGATTAAATAACTCTTTTTTATTTAATAATGTAAATGGAATATGTTGCTGATTATGATTGTAGGTATGTTCGTTATATAACTCACTTTGCGAATGAGGAATAAAGGCATTGCGACCTCCGCGCTGCAATGGAGCAAAACGATTAAACAACATAGATTCGTGGTCTACATGCGACGCATATCCGTTATATGGTGCAGACTGTCCTGGATTAAATGTTTTTGATGGGTGATAAGTAGAATATTTCATTTTATTTTCAGTTGGCTTTTTTCTACAATCAATCATCGGCATAAGACGCTTTCTAGTTGTAGCAGGGTGCGTAAAATAAGCAGTCTCCATTGTAGATGATGGGATATTTCGTTGAGATATTGGAACACTTATAAAGTTTCTTGTATCAACATCTCTACATTCATAATGTCGGCCAACTACATCGACTTCTTTTGGTTCATTATTTTTAGGGTCATTTTTATTTTTGTTTTTATTTAAACTATCACTCATTATATATAATTTAATATAAAATAATAATTTAATATGATAATTTAATTAATTAAAAGTATTAAACACAAGATTACTTTAATATCAATACATACATGTGCGGAATATTTGCTTTTTTAAATAACAGTTATAATGAAGATACAACCCAATGTTTATTTATGAAAGGTGTCAATCGTGGACCGGACAATAGTAAATTATTTTATAAATGGAATTCATCGGCTAACTTAACGATTGGTTTTCACCGATTAGCTATAAATGGATACAACGACACTTCTTCCGACCAACCTTTTAATATCGATGGATGTATGTTGATTTGTAATGGCGAAATTTATAACTGGAAAGAAATTTATAAAATGCTAGATATTGTGCCTACTACTAAATCCGACTGCGAAGTTATTATTTATTTATACAGAAAATATGGTATTGAATATACACTTCGGCTATTAGATGGGGTATTTGCGTTTGTTTTGTTTGACGAAACACTCGGAAAATTATATGTAGCAAGAGACTTATATGGCGTGCGTCCTATGTTTTCAGCAAAAACATTCAATAATGCTTATTATGTAAATCATATGTTTGCCTCTGAAATGAAACAATTAATCACTAAAGATACCGAAAAAATACAACAATTTCCACCGGGTCATTGCATGTGTTTTGATTATAACAAAGGTTTTAATGTGTTTATATTTAATAAACTAACGCGTTTCTTAGATGTTCCTTCAGTTGTTAATTATCAATACATTGAGTTATTAGACAATCCACGGACGACAGACGGTGGCACAGAGACAGATAATATGCGTTTATATTATGATACGATTTATAAGTCGCTATATGATGCGGTAAAAAAAAGGGTGGACAACACCGACCGTGAAATTTGTTGTCTTCTTTCGGGTGGATTAGATAGCAGTTTAATCACTGCGTTGGTCAGTAAATATTATAAAGAACAACATCCCGGTGTAAAAATACATACATGGTCAATTGGTATGAAAGGAAGTGATGACTTGGTGTATGCTAAAAAGGTTGCAGATTTTTTAGACACAGAGCATCATTCCATTGAATTGGATAAGGCTGACTTTTTGGAGGCGATCCCACAAGTGATTCACGATATTGAAAGTTATGACACCACAACAGTGCGTGCTAGTGTAGGTAATTGGTTGATTTCCAAATACATTAAAGAAAATAGTAATGCACGGGTTGTGTTTAATGGAGATGGAAGTGATGAAGTGTGTGGTGGATATTTGTATTTTCACTACGCTAAAAATTGTTTGGATTTTGATGAAGAATGTAAACGCTTGTTAAAAGACATTCATTATTTTGATGTATTACGGTCGGATCGCTCTATTTCTAGTCATGGATTGGAAGCAAGGACGCCGTTTTTAGATAGAAACTTTGTGCAGACTTATTTATCGATTCCAGTTCAATTGCGAGACCATAATGCTCAAGGTGTATGTGAGAAATACTTGTTGCGTAAAACATTTGATGACAAAAAGTTGTTGCCGCGTGAAGTGTTATGGAGAACTAAGGAAGCGTTTAGTGATGGTGTAAGTAGCGATAAAGAATCGTGGTTTGAAACCATTCAAAAACAACATAGCGATGAAAAAATGTATTACAAGCGCATATTTAATCAACATTATAACCATAACGAACAAGTCATTCCTTATTACTGGATGCCTAATTTTGTAGATGCGAAAGACGCCAGCGCGCGAACTTTGGATATATACAATAAAACATCTGGCGAGGTAACTGAAAATAACATATAATGACAATTTATTTATGGTATAATGACAATTTATCTATGGTATAATTATAATTTATTTATAGTATAATTATATATGAACGCACTTGAAGTAGGAGAATATTTATTTTTATTATTTACATATTCCGGTTATTTTTTATTTTTCTTAGCATTTACTGGATTATGGCAAGATGCTCGATTATATTTAGACGATGTTACATCGTATTATAAGATTGTAATTGGTATCGTGTTGATTTACATATTTAATCCATACATAAAAACAAATGCAACAGTAAAACCAATTCACCAAAGAATGGCTTTTAATGCTGGTTTGTTTTTATTGTTATCGGAAAACTTGTTGCTTATTTTTAACAATATTATTGAAACAGGGCGGAAAACCGGTCAAGGTATATTAGACAAAGCATATTACAATTTCATATTGAATGCATAATTTATTCTAAGCTGATATTATATGATAAATTATATAAAATCAACAGTTTTATTATTGGCATTGGATTCTATTTATTTAAAATCCACTACGGGGCATTTTAACAAAGTGGTTAAATCAATACAAGGAACCGCTATAAAATTTAATATGTATGCGGCGGTGGCCTGTTATTTGGTGTTGGCATTTGCTATTAACTACTTTATAATTAAAGATAAGAAAAGTGTAGTGGATGCGTTTTTGTTGGGTTTTGTTATTTATGCAGTGTTTGATTTAACGAATATGGTTATTTTTAAGAAATGGGATTTAATGACGGCGATGATGGATATGATTTGGGGTGGTGTGTTGTTTGCAACTACCACTTACTTAACTTATAATTTATAACTGATATGATATGATATGATAACTGTAAAATATATTTAGAAATAATTAAACATAACATATAAAGTTATACTAACTGATGGAACCAAATAATAAGAATAGTAATAGTGATAAAAGTAATAACATTGATAATACCCAAATACAAACAACCGGTATGAAACGAAACACTATTGATAAGTTTTATACAAATCAAGTTGTAGTAAATAAATACATTGATAAATTTAAACAATGTATTCATGATGATAATGATTTAATAATAGAGCCGAGTGCGGGTAATGGTGTTTGGATGGCACCCTTAAATATGTTTAATTTGATAGCATTTGATATACAGCCAGAAGGCGACGGCATTCAACAAGTCAATTTTCTTGATGTTGATTTGTATGCGTTTCAAAAACAATTACACTTTATAGGAAATCCACCTTTTGGAAGACAATCATCTATGGCGAGAAAATTCATAAAACATATATGCGGTTGTCAAAACACACAAACGGTAGCTTTTATACTGCCTAAAAGTTTCAAAAAGATTAGCAGTCAAAGTGTATTTCCATTAAATTATCATTTGCAATATCAAGATGATGTCGATCAAAATGCGTTTCTTGTTAATGGTAAACCATATAATGTACCCTGTGTATTTCAAATATGGGTAAAAAAAGATATATTACGGGAAAAACCGGAAAAGTTGAAACCATTGCATTTTAAGTTTGTTAAAAAAGAAGAACCACATGATATTGCTTTTAGAAGGGTGGGTGTTTATGCGGGGAAAATATACAAAGATTCGGTGGATAAAAGTGAGCAGTCACACTACTTTATTAAATTTAATGAGACGGTTTTATTATCGCAAGACATGTATAGACGATTAAATGCGGTTAAGTTTGTTGATTGCTGTAATACAGTCGGTCCAAAATCAATTTCTAAGCAAGAACTAATAAAAGTATATAATTTTATATTAAAAGATTATGTATAAGAGATGAATGTTGTAGTTTGTATAAGATAAACTATATAATGTTATTTAATATATAAGCAATTCAAGGTGTATATATTAAAATCGTATAACTTGATTCATTTTGGATACAAATGAAGGAAGATTAATACCAATCGTGATTCCAATCGCCGAAGAAGTTAGTATAAGATCATTGGTGATATTTTCGTCTTTTCTAAATCTTAGATATTGAACCAATACTTCAAAAACATATTCTTTGTAAGCAAATAATAAAACAGAAATAAAAAACAATTGTCCGGTGACATTTATTAACATATTAAAAAAGGTTCGTTGTGTGTTTAGTGGGTCAAATAAACGCATGGAAAGTTTGGTTACTGTAAATGTGCCGAATACCCAAAGAACAACCATTATAAACATATCAAACCATACATAATGTTCTATTATTTTTTCATCTTTTTCTAATAATTCATTTGAATAATCAATGTCCATATATTAATATATATAAATAGATACTTTATTTTTCCAAATAATCCAATACAGTTAAAATAACATTTTCTTGTTGACTTAATTTTTGAAATACAATAACTTCGTCGAATTTTACTTGGAATACTTTGAAACTACTGTTTCTACACAATAAATGTAGTTTATTATTTTCGAAAATAATGTCAACCAAGAAAGCACCATTGGTTAATTTTATATTATCGGGGTTTTTTAAATTAATCCAGCGAATAAATTGTCCTGGTTGAAAATCAGCCATTTCACTACAGTATCTATAATGTTTTAGTTTTTTATGATACAGCTTCAATGTGTCTCTATCTAATTGAAGAGATTGTAATATATCATTTTTATGTGCTTTAATTTTTGAAGATGTTAATTTTATAATTGAAGAATTGGAGCCGTTCTCAAGTGCATCTAACAAATTATCTTCATCGATGCTCATTATAATATATTTACTATTATTTAAATTTTAAATAATGGTAATAAATACATTCAATTTACTGAAAAAAGGCACCCAAAAAGGTTCCAAAAAAGGTTCCAAAAAAGGTTCCAAAAAAGGTTCCAAAAAAGGTTCCAAAAAAGGCACCCATCGAACAGTCGCGTGTTTTTCGATGGGAGCCTTTTTGGGTGCCTTTTTTTCAAAAATAGTGCCTTTTTTTCGAATTTTTCGATTTTTTTATGATTTGGGCAAAAAATGATTTTATTACCATTTATGCTAATAACCCAAAGTGGCAAAAAATAAGTATGGTGTGGTCAAAAAAAAGGCACTGAAAAAAAGGTTCCAAAAAAGGCTCCCATCGAACAGTTTTTTTACAAAAAGTTTTTTGAGATTTGAAAAAGAACATGCCCGAAAATTGTCCTTTTTGGAAAATGTAAAAAACTTTTGCGAAAAAAACTGTTCGATGGGAGCCTTTTTTGGAACCTTTTTTTCATGGTTTGATGGATTTTCAACGAGTTGTGTATTTTGTGAGTGATAGTGGTGTGGAAATATAAACCTCTCGAAAAATCAAAAAAAAGGCACTATTTTGAAAAAAGGCACTACGGCGAAAAAAAGGCACTACGGCGAAAAAAAGGCTCCCATCGAACGATTTTTTGCGAAAAAAACTTAAAAATTTTCTCCATATTTATATAAAATGACAAAAAAAATGGGCAAAACGAGCAAAAACGAGCAAAAACGAGCAAAAACGAGCAACTTTTTTTTTTGTGAAAAATGTGACTATTCTACATCTCGTAAGTCGAACTATGATAGACACCTTATTAGCATAAAACATTTAGAAAAAAAGGGGGGCGTTGCTCAAAAGTGGCAAAAATCGACCAAAAAAAATGTTTTTAAAATTTGCGAACACTGTGACTATGTAGCGTCTAAAAAATATAATTGGGAAAAACATACCCAAACCATCAAACATCAACAAAAAGTGGCAAAAAGTGGCAAAAAAGTGGCATTTATGACGGACGGCAAACCACGAAAAAATAAAAAAAATCAATTTCAGACCAGTCGCAGTGTCCCGGACGACATTAAGACCATTACTGAACAATTAAACGCAATCATTAAAACACAAAATGCTTTGACACATCAAACTACAATTAATAATTCTCAACATATTACAAATATAAATAATAATATTTCTATAAATGTTTTTTTAGATCAATACTGCAACGATGCTCTCAATTTACAAGATTTTGTTGAAAATATAAATTTCCAGTTGACAGACATTTTATCGAATAATCATTTGATTGAAAACTTCTTATCTAAAAAATTATTGGAAAATTTAAAAGAAATTCCATTGACAGAAAGACCGATTCATTGCACGGATGTAAAACGGAAAAATTTCATTGTAAAAGACAAAAATGATGGATGGGTAAAAGATACCGTTGATAATAATGATAGTAATTTGTATAAACAAGTAAACCAACTTCATACTAAGGCGTATATTGACTTTTATAATGAATATGATAAATTAAACCCGCTGCCACATGATGTGGATAAAGAGCAATTGAAATGTAGAATCGCGGCAGAATTAGTGAATAGTCAGAAAAAGTTTAATAAGGGTGTGCTACACGATATTGCTAAAAATGTAGATATTAAAGAAGTATTAAATGATTATACTGAAAATCAGTTAATTGATGATAGTAAAGATAACAAAGAAATTCAATAGTTGTAATAATACTTTAATTAATTTAAAATATTATTTTGTGATTTAAAAACGAGTAAATCCACCAATTGCGTCGTTGGCAGCCAATGGTTCCATCATACCAATGTTTTCCATTCCTCCTCCCATATTACCATACATTTCGTTGGTAGAACCTTGCTGAGGACTATTTCCCATAACTTCATTTTGTTGGTTGTCAGTTGCTGTCATTTGCTGATGACTATTTAAATAATCGGCGCGACTTGCTTGATGTGTTGGTTGTGGTTTTTGAACTTGTTTAATAGGTTGAGTTACTTTTACTTTTCCATCCTTTTTATCTTTGTTTTGAATTCCTTCTACTGGTTTTAAGTTGCCGTTCCACATATCATTAACACGATTCGATAGTTCTCCAATCTTTTCACCAATTTTATCGGTTGTTAAGTAAAACATTATTACTATATTTAAAAAGTTAATGGCTTTGTGGGCTTTGCCGCTATAAGTAGGAATGTATTTAACAAATCGATCCACCAAAAATACAGCCGTTATTAACAAAGCAATATGAATCAATATTTCCATACTTAATTCAATATTTCCTTTGGAAGGATCGAAATTAGGCAATACACTGTCAATAATTTTTACTAAAGCAATCAAAGGAATAATAGAAATAATTGCATACTGTCCTAGATTCATAAGTTCAACTTTTGTATCATTGTCAAAATTAAACATATGTGATAGAAAAGATCCTTTACTACTGTCATTATTAATTTCGTCCATATTATGATTTATAATTAGAAATTAAAATTAATTATTCCTAAATTACATGGTTGTTTATTTATTTTTATTTGTTAAAATCAATTAAAGGGATTGGTTGTTATTATACATATTATGCATCCTGAAAAGCAGTATCTTAACTTAATTAAAAATATTATTTCAAATGGCTCCATTACTCCATCACGAAATGGTAATACAGTGAATACAATTGGAACTATGTCAAAGTATTCATTGGAAAATAATACAATTCCAATATTAACTACTAAAAAAGTGGCATGGAAAACTTGCTTAAAAGAATTGCTATGGTTTATTAGAGGCGATACTAATAATGAATTACTTAGACAGCAAAAGGTAAAGATTTGGAATGGAAATTCTACAAGAGAGTTTTTGGATTCAAGAGGGTTGACCGATTATGATGTAAATGAACTAGGACCTATATACGGTTATCAGTGGCGTAATTGGAATGCTCCATATTTAGGAAAAGATGTAAATCATAGAGATAAGGGCATTGACCAATTGGGTGGTATAATAAGTTCTTTAAAACATCCAACTGAAAGATATTCAAGGCGGTTAATTTTATCTGCCTGGAATGTGGAACAGCTGGACCAAATGGCACTTCCACCGTGTCATGTATTATCGCAATATCATGTGTTAGATAATGATAAGTTGTATTGTACATTGTATCAGCGAAGTGGTGATGTTGGGTTGGGAGTTCCATTTAATATCGCGTCGTATGCCTTTCTAACGCATATGATTGCAGATGTATGTAACTTAAAAGCAACCGAACTCACACATTATATTGGTAACGCTCACATATATGAATCTCACATTGAGCCACTAAAACAGCAGATTGAACGAGAACCATATGAATTTCCAAAACTACAATTAAACAGTAAAACAAGTATAGATAATTTTACGGTTGATGATTTTAAGTTGATTAACTACAATTATCATCCAACCATCAAAATGAATATGATTTCTTAATTACAATAATAATTATTTTATTACTTTGTCAATTAATTAATCGTTGTTTTAAATTAAACATTTTTATGTATATATATTATAATGTTTAATAGAAGAATTTCTAGACCCATCAACCCAGCTGTTTTAGAAAAAAACGATATTTCTACATTGCAGAATCTAGGAACCAAAACTGCTGAACAGCGTATTGTTCTTAGACACGAAGGATATATTAAAGATTTAAGAAATAAGGTTCATGAAAATCAGCAACTAATGTCGACACCAAGTGAAGAACATGCTCAAAATGCTAAAATCGAAACATTAAGAGAACAATGTGAACTTCAGTCGAAAATGTTGAAAGAATATGAGGAAAAGTTGGTTGGAATGGTAGGATATATTAAGCGATTGGAAGATGGTTTAGAAAAAGTGAAGGAATTGCTTGTAAATAATACAAACACAGCCGATACTATGGACAACGCACCGGAATTGGATGAGCCATCGGGAGAAGCAGGCGAAGAACCAGTTAGTGTTGAAAGTGTGGCCAGTGAAGATGCGGTTGATGGTGACATCTCATTAGAAATAACCGAATAAATATAGTTTATTGTATAGTATCTTAGAAATTTCCTATTTAAAATATAATAAATCAATTATAGTTATAACTAAAATTGATTTAAAATTATTAGCTTAAATAAAATAAGCAAATACACCAGAACTAATAATAACTAAGATGCTTACTATTACTATCAACAACTCGTCCAAAGTCACACAGTTTAATACTGTTCTGCAAAACTTAAAGGGAATATCAAATTGTGTATTGTTAAACTGTGATGAAAAAGGTATATATGCACAAGGAATGGACGGCAGTCATGTTTGCTTGTTTGAATTAAAAATAGGCGAAGACTGGTTTGATGAATATTCTTGTGATGAATCATGTTCAATGGGAATTAATTGCGAAATGCTATACAAGATTTTGTCTTGTTTGAAAGAAGGACAGCATATCAGTATGAAGCATGACAGTGCTACTTCTAAACTAACTATTGATTTATTGGGAAACAGTTATGATAAGTCGTTTGAATTGTCGCTTATTGAAATTGACAGCGATATGGTGGAGTTGCCATCGCGGGAAAGCACAGCCGATATAAAGTTTGTATCCAAAGACTTTGCCGAATTAATAAATCAATTAAGTATATTTGGAGAAAAGCTTAAAATTACATGTAATGATGATATTATCTTAAACTCGGCAAATGAATTTGGAAAGGTAGATATAACGGTAAAGGAGGAAGACATTGTTGAATATATGATGGAAGATGGTGCGGAAGTAGAAAGCTACTTTGGTATTAAATTTATACACATGATAACTAAATTTGCGAATATAAACAAGGAAGTTGGTATTCATATATCAAATGATTATCCAATAAAGATGGTGTATGCTTTAGATGATTGGAAAGATCAAAATGATGACGACGATGATGAAGGAGAGCAACCATTAAATCACTATATAGCATTTTACTTGGCTCCTATGGAAGAAGATTAACTATGCGATTTATACCTTAAACATACAAACTCGTAATTATATAAAACACAAACACACAAAAACACATATATAATATTTTTATTCGGTAAAATTTTACGAATCCTTTCTATCGATAATTAAATGAAATACTTATTAGAAATAGGATTGTTTATAATTGTATTGTTTTTGTATTTACACATATATTATCACTTAAAAGTTAGTAATGATTTAGAAGTTTATTCTATTCAACAACCTTCCAAGGATAAATTAGAAGAAGTATGTAATTTAAGGCAGCCTCTATGTTTTGATATGGATAATAAAGAAATATTAGAAACATGTAACTTATCTTACATAGATGAAAACTATAATCCGTTTGATATAAAAGTAAGGGATACATTAAGCAATGATACAGACAATTTACATCTCCCAATATCCTTAAAGGAGGCGGTTGAATTATTTAAAAAAGATGAAGCGGGTAAATATATTAGTGAAAATAATAAGGATTTTTTGGAAGAAACTGCTATGATTAAAAAGTTTAGATACAATGATTTATTTTTGAGACCTCCTCTGGTTTCAAACTGTAAATATGATTTGATGACTGGTTCCAAAAATGCTTTCACTACTTTACGATATAGCTTAAATTATCGAAACTTTTTTTACATTACTTCTGGAAAAGTAAAAGTGGTGCTGATTCCTCCTAAAAACAGCAAGTATTTATATGAATATAAAGATTATGATAATTTTGAGTTTAGATCACCTATCAATCCTTGGGATGTTCAAGATGAATACAAAAAGGATTTTGAGAAAATAAAATCACTGGAGATGACATTGGAGAAAGGCAACATATTGTTTATTCCTCCATATTGGTGGTATAGTATTCAATATCAAGAAATATCAAGTGTGGCTTGTTTTTATTATAGAACATACATGAATACGATTGCTATCTCTCCCGAAATATGCA